GTGGCTTAAAGGACATCAAAAGTTATCTGCAAGACTTACTCGACCATAGGTTGTTAGTTGCCGAAGATGACCCAATGAAAGATGAGCTATGTGCTTTGGCCGGGCTTGGTGTTGCGGACGTTATCGTCCTGCCGGCAACAGGATGCGAAGCGTTTGCAAAAGCGATCTTCACTTGGGTAGAATTTTGGTTGTATGACAACAATCACGCACCACGAGTCACTCTCGTATCGGTAGAAGTAAAAGAACACGGCGCCAACTCGGCAATTTACACAGGACAATTGGATGGCAGGGCATAAACCTCGTTACCCGTTTCAAACAAAGCAAGGAAGAAGAATGAAAACAATAGAAGAACTCGAAAAACAAATGCACCAAGAAGAAGATGCAAAGTATAAACGCATCTTTGATGAAAACACTGTTGCACAATTGCTCTATGCTGTTATTGGGGAAAATCCCCGGGAAGGTCTACGCGAGACGCCAGCTCGTGTGGTTAAAGCTTGGAAGCATTGGACCAGTGGGTACAGTGTGGACATTCCCGCATTGTTAAAGGTATTCGAAGATGGCGCTGAAAAATGTGACGAAATGGTCATAGTGAAAGACATTCCAATCTACTCCAAATGCGAACATCACCTTGCTGACATCTTTGGGACCGCAACAATTGCATATATCCCAAACGGCAAGATCGTGGGCCTTTCGAAGCTATCTCGTGTTGCCGATGCTTACGCGCGTCGACTGCAGGTGCAAGAGCGACTCACAAATCAGATTGCAGATGCACTTGATACTCACCTTCAGCCAAAAGGTGTTGGAGTGATCATTCGCGCTCGGCACATGTGCATGGAAAGTAGAGGCATCTGTCAACAAGGGCATCACACAATAACAAGTGCTTTACGAGGTGTGATTAAGACTGATTCTTCGGCACGCGCTGAATTTTTGGGTTTGTCGAAATGACTTTCGCAATCTTTGAAATTGGCTACATCCCTGAAGGTTGGACTAAAGGTGCAGCTTTACGCATGGTTCCAACTCGTGCTGAAGAACCAGAACGAAAAGGTTGCATATTGTTAGAACCAGATTCCTTGCGGGCAATAATGAAAGAAGGGTTTGACCCGCGTACTGGCATTATCGTATTATGGTTTCATCATAATCATTCTGAACAGGTAAAAGCCTGGTTGGAATGGTGGAAAAATTAAAGGGGAAACTGCACCCATCTTTGCAGCATTAAAGGAAATAGCATGATTGAGCCGACAGAAGGAAGAAGTTTGCATTACCGGCCAAGTGGAAAAGACGCAGCAGAGATGCCCGTTAACCCAGGTCGTCCGCTTGCGTGTATTCTTGTAGGTGTACAGAGCAGCACTCGAATCAATCTGTGCGTGTTCGACTCGAATGGCAACCCGCATCCAAAGCAAAACGTCTTCCTTGTACAAGAAGGCGAAGATGCACCAGCAGAAGGTGGTTACGCTGAATGGATGCCTTAGCAGAATGGCCAGGTGAAAGAAAAGACAATTGAGCTTGCTACCAATGTGAAAAAGATCTCATTGCCGAACGGTTAAAACGCGCTATGCGGTGCGCAGGGTTAAAGGGTAGCTTGGGTATTAGCCACCCTTTTTAAATGCGCTGCCTTGCGTTTTCGCAAGCGGCAAACACGTTACCTTTAAGGTGCAACAATGGTTAAGCTAACAGTGGCTGAAGAAATCAACAGGTTGATTAATCTTTATGCTGAAAAGAAGGCTGTTGAAATATTCGGACAGGAATTCTGGATTTCCAGTATAAGTATTCGACAACATCGCCCGGGCGGTTTTCAAGCAATGAGCCATACTTTTAGATTTCGTGGCGGTAGTGAAATCATCCTTATCCAATGAACCTCTTTCTTGCAGCTATCTACACAAACTCGTACATGAAAACTCAAAATCGGTATGCAAAGCTTACCGAGATAGAACAGGGTATCATGGACATTGTGCCTAACATTTTGGAATCGTATCATTATGTCAACTCGCAAAAGTTCGTCGACGTCATGCGCGAACAAAAAGCGCAAGTATTTTTGGACTCCGGTGCGTTTTCTGCTCATTCGTTGGGCGTGTCGATTAACATTGACGATTACTGTGATTACATTATTCGTAACCGTGATATTCTAAGGGTTGAAGACGGCGCAGTAATGGCGTCTGTTCTTGATGGCATTGGAGACCCTCTAAAGACTTGGCAAAATCAATTGTACATGGAGCAGCATGGTGCAAAACCTCTCCCCTGCTTTCACTTCGGAGAAGACCCACGTTACCTTGACTGGTATGTCGAACGGTACGAATACATCACCATTGGCGGATTGGTTGGCAAAGCTCAACGCGACCAAGAAGTGTGGTTGGATAGAATATGGGAGAAGCACATGCTTGACAGGAGTGGCAAAGCTAAGCTCAAAGTTCATGCGTTCGGCATGACGTCTCCTGCTTTAATGAAACGTTATCCTTGGTACAGTTGTGACTCTTCCTCTTGGATTCAAGCAGCAGCGTTCGGTTCCATCTTCACAAGTGAGCACGGACCACTTGCAGTGTCCAAAGATTCACCGAGTAAGCACGACGCAGGCCGTCATTTGACCACACTAACCGACGTTGAGCGGGCCTCCGTCGAAGCAATGCTGGCAAGGAAAGGCTTTAATTTCGAGCGTCTGTCTAGCGTGTACGAAAGCCGCGCATGCTATAATTGCTTGGGTTACGTGGAACTGAACAAGATGATTAACGATCACATTACCGAAGTCGGCGGTGTGTTAGATGTGCAGAAAGCACAGCAACTTTTTTGAGAGATTAACATGGCAATCCACGACGACGGAACAATGGATGTAAATATTGACGGCAAGATTGAGCGACGTAAATACGTGGTGACCCCATCTGGTCCTTGGCCCCTGCCGCATAGGGAACGTTGTGAGCCCGAATTAAATGACGGGGAGCATTTGTGGCACATTGCTGGCGAGGATGTGCCACAAATAGTCAAGGCGAATTACCCTGAGCTTCTCAAAGGTAGGGCACCTCGAGAATTTAGAGAGCTGTTCCTGCAAGACAGCAATGTTGGATTCGTCGAGGTGCCCTAATGCTTAAATCTTTAAAATTTGTACAAGGTTCGATTGCGAAGAAAGAGTTCATCCCGGCGCTCACACACTTTGTTATCGAGCATGGCCGTGTCCGGGGTTTCAATGGAGTCATGGCGTTGTCTAGTCCCATCCCGTTCGACATTGCCTGTAAGCCCAAAGCATCTACTTTGATCAAAGCTATCAGTCAATGCGAAGACACGGTACAGCTTGCGCTAACCAAGGCGGGCAAACTGTCGGTCAAGTCCGGCGTATTTAAAGCATACATTGAATGTGTGCAGGAAGATACTCCGCACGTTCTTCCTGAAGGCCAAATTGTTAACTTTGACGGTGAAGAGCTGCTCAAAGGATTAAAAGCCGTTGCGCCCTTCATCGGTGACGATGCTTCGCGGCGTTGGGCAAACGGTGTTTTGATCGAGAAGCAAAGCCTGTTCGCAACAAACAACGTCATGCTGGTGCAATACTGGCTCGGTGCGGACTTCCCTAGTGTGGTCAACCTCCCGCGTGATGCGGTTAAGGAAATGTTGCGCATCAACGAAGCGCCCATCTATGCTCAAATGACAGAGAACAGCATGACGTTCCACTACCTGGAGGATCGCTGGCTGCGAACTCAGCTTTACAGTTCAACGGAATGGCCTGACCTGAGCAAGATCCTAGATATACCTTCTTGCCAACAGCCCATTGAAGAAGAATTATTTAAAGGCCTGGAAATTATCAAGCCCTTTGTTGATAAGCAAGGCTCTGTGTTCTTCAACATGCAGCAGATAGCCACGCACCCTGACTCAGAGCAAGGTGCATCTTATGACGTCCCCGCATTAACCGACGACGGGAAATACAACATCCAGATGTTGGAGCTACTTGAAGGTTCAGCGAAGACGATTGACTGGTCTACCTACCCAGGACCGTGTTTGTTTCAGAACGACCGGCTCAGAGGAGCTATAATTGGCCTCCGTAAATAAACCCCTCAGCATCTGTAAACGGGCTTACCTATGCTTTGATGGTCCTTGGTGTGGTCAAACGCTTTGGCTAAATTCACCATCCACGTTAACAGTCAACTGCAATGGTCGAGCTGGCAGATATGCCCTTATTGATAGGAGTTTTAATTTAATTTGGAAGGCTTATGAGCAAAAGACCCGATAGTATCGGCTTATTCTGGCAGGATCTAGCAAAAGTAAAAGCGCCAGCAAAAGAAAAAATCAAGCGCACTCCTCCGGAACCTTTTTGGCTATCTCCGGACTACCTGCCTGAACTCGAAGAAGCTCGAGATTTTAAACCGGATCTATACGACGATATGGAACTATGGCAGGCTTCTCTGAATAAAGAGCGTCTGCTGTATGATATTGAGGTATATCCTAATTACTGCTTGTTTGCTTTTAAATCTTTGACAACCGGCAAAGTTATCTATTTCGAGCACGACGACGACATGTGTCTACCGGACCTTCAGAAATTAAATTGGGTCTTGCATAACTTTTGTATCGTTAACTTCAACGGTCGCAAATATGACTTTCCGATTACCACACTTGCGCTGGCAGGGTTCGGCCCGACGCACATGTGGAACGCGACCCAAATGATCATTGAGCAAGGGTTACAGGCCCAAGATGTATATAAAGCATACCAGACAAAGCGTCTCGATAAGATTGACCAAATTGACCTTATTGAATTGACAGCGTTGGCCCCCGGTTTAAAAGTTTGTGCAGCCAGGCTACATGCACCCCGTTTGCAGGATTTACCATTCAAGCCTGGTACTTACCTTACAGCGGATCAAATTCTTATCCTTCGTCGCTATTGTATTAACGACTTGGATAACACTGGTATTTTGTACCAAGACAAGATACCGCAAATTGAGCTTCGGGAAAAGGTCGGTGAACAATATAAAGTCGACTTACGTTCGCATTCAGACGCACAAATGGCAGAAGCAATTATTTCTTCTGAAATCAGACGCATTAAAGGGGTGAAGTATCTTAACCGCACAAAACTCGAGCCGGGCACGCGCTATAAGTATGACACGCCACATTTTATCAAGTACCAATCGGATTTAATGAAGTGGGTGCTCGCTACTGTGCAAGGTACTACGTTTGCTGTCGATCACATCAAAGGTTCAGTCATCATGCCGGCTGAGCTTGAAAATCTTGTCATCCACATGGGTAACAGCAAATACAAGATTGGCATCGGAGGATTGCACAGCCAAGAAAAAAGCGTCGCTCATATTGCGGATGAAAACTATACAATCATTGATACGGACGCAACTTCCTATTACCCGAAGCTAATCCTTAATGCAGGTCTGACCCCGGACAATTTAGGGAAAGATTTCATTCTAGTGTATAACGGCATTGTCGTTAAGCGTATTGCCGCTAAAGAAGCAGGCGACATCATTACAGCAGAGTGTTTAAAAATTGTTGCTAACGGAACCTTCGGTAAGCTCGGAAGCATGTGGTCAATCATGTACGCGCCCAAGCTTATGATTCAAGTAACTGTGACAGGTCAGCTCTCAATCTTAATGCTTGCGGAAAGATTTGAACTCAATGGGATTGAAGTCACGTCTATCAACACGGACGGGATTGTGGTTAAATGTCACCGTTCCAGAGAGTCGTTATTTAAAGAAATTGTCAAAGGGTGGGAAAAAGACACCGGGTTCATTACTGAAGAAGTTCGTTATAAAGCGACTTACAGTAAGGATATCAACAATTACATTGCTGTGTACGAGACTCCACAGAAGGGAAAAATATTTAAAACTAAAGGAGCTTATGGGGAAACTGCACCTAAGAAAAATGCCATTAATGAGATTTGCGTGGAAGCAATCAAAGAGCTCATGGCAAAAGGAGTTTCGCCGGGCAAAACTATAACAGAATGCAAAGACATTCGGAAGTTCACTAGTATGCGTAACGTAGCAGGAGGAGCGGTTAAAGTGCTTAACACGGAATTTAATCCAAAAGCAACCGAAGCTGAAATGGAAGAGATTGTGAAAAGGAACGGATGGGTCATGTGGTTTGACAACTGGATCCATCAACCTACACACGAAGCTTACGACACTGGACAAAGTCTCGTAAATGCTTACGAAAAATGTTGCGCAGTCACCAACGGCATTTATCTCGGTAAATTGATTCGCTGGTATTATGCTACAGGTGAGCAAGGTCAAATCATCTACGCAAAGACAGGAAATAAGGTTCCTCGGACAGATGGTGCTAAGCCGTGTATGAACCTGCCATTTGAATTCCCGAACGACATCAACTATGATTGGTATATTGAAGAATGTTACAAGATTTTAGAAGAGATTGGACATACCGTGACCACACAAACGGAGTTGCATGATGGCTATACGGGAAGCTATTAAACGCCCAGGCGCTGCGTAAAGTGGTGCGTGTAGGGTAGGGAGGGTTGCATTGCTTAAGCTTAATGGCGGTGCTTTGCCGCAAGCTTAAGTGCTATTGGGAACAAGGTATTACAGTGCAATCCAACTGTTACTCAAACCGACACTCTACTAGTTTTAAGGATCTCGCAAGAAATAATGCGCCATTCTCCGGCATTATTTTCAACCTGGAATATTGTAATCCATACAAATCCTTCTTGATCAATTACTTGCGCAAGAACGATCACACGATCAAAGGAGAATCTCTCACCTTCTGATACGAAAGCAATCCGATGAGAATGCAAAGTCGGGTATTGTTTTGTAATAATAGACTCAAAGCTGTCAGTGTCTCCAATAGACAGTTGTGTTTCTTTTCCTAGTTGAGCAAAAGCAGCAGTGTATTCGCCTTTCTGCAGGTATCCAAGGTGGAGTTCAACTGCGATCCGCGGCTCTGCTAGAGATGATGCAGATTGACTTAGGGATGGTAAGAACACTAAGACCAAGACTGAGAATATTTTCAACACGATACACCTCCGAAAAATCAGCCGCGATATAGGTCTTCGTCCTGGTCCGGCGGCGGAGCATCTCCCGCATAATTGCTTGCACCGCCGATGCGTAAGCCCAGGTACATAGTGCGATGCTTGAAGAAATCCAGCGCGTTACTCAAGCCACGGCGCCACGCAGATATCCCATCGGCCTTTTCCGTGGCGCGAACGCTGCGACGTATGACGCCGAGTGCTTCCAAAAACACCTTGTCAGCCACTTCCTGCGTAACTTCGTGTGTTTCATACAGCAAGTCATGCACTGCGCTGGCCTCTTCCGATAGCGTGCCGGCCAGCCAAGCTACGCCAGGCACCTCGCGTCCGGTGACGAAGTTGGTCTTGAATCCGATGGGCACAACGAACGTGGTGCCCGCCTCGGCTGAGCGAAACACAAGCGGCTTGGTAATCGTGAATTTTTCCTCACCACGCAGCCGCTCACAGGCCAGTGTGGTGAGGAACACGGCTTCGGCGGTCATTTCGCTGCGCCTGCGGCCGGTGCCTCATGCGGTTTGCGTGCCAGCTCCATGTCGGCCTTCAGGTTGTCTGTCTGGTAGCTAGCCGCCCATTGGAATTTCAGATTTGCGCAGCCGGACAGCGCAAGCAGCGCCACGATCAGAAGTGTCTTTTTCATGCTAGTACCTCCCTTGCCTTGTCGTACAGAGCCAATCTCTGTTTGTAGTGGTTATATCCGCCGTTGATAATTTTCGTGATACGGAGAAAATTGCCGGTGTCGGCCAGCGCGTTGAGTCCGTGCGAATGCCAGAACTGAGCAGCAGACCGACAACCGTGCTGTGGTTCACACAGCAACCGTGGGTTTTCGAGACAATCGATACCGAGTGCCATCATCATCGCAAGGTGGTTGTGGTAACCGGTGATCTGGATCGGGCCGTGCCCTTTCCAAAATCGGCCTGGTGTCGTCCCGTTGCGGTGCGCAATCCGGATCGCTTCCGGCCGGGTGTTGCCCAAGTCAACCCGACCGTCGTAAGCTGATCCGTCAGCGATCTCTTCCATATAACGAAACTGTCCTGATTCGTGCCCCAGTTGAGCAAGAAACGCTGCCCGTCGGCCCTGCGTATTAATCTCAAATTCGTCCATGGAAGCAATCAGATGAGGTATAAACGTGTCGATGCGGTTGGCCGCATAAGGCATGATTGCTAGCATTTGATCTCGTGTAATCATGATCCGCCCTTGTCGCTGGGCGGCACTGGAAACCTCATCTCCACCCATTTTTCAAGCAGGAAGATTGCCCGACTACCCATATGTCCAGCAATCCCGACCAGCGCAGCAGTCATTAGGGGCGGTATCTTGGCCCACTCACACAGCCAGAATGTGATGACGCCAGCAAACGCGCTTGTCACCAGCTCACCAACGAACTCAACGAAATTGAACGCCCGTACGTGGCCCTCTTTGAATTTTCGAATGAACGACACTACCCCACCGAGTGCAGATAGACCGAAAACCCAAGCATAAGTCATCCACGTATAGTTCTCTGGTGATTTTTCAGGCATC